AGCTGAAAGCAGCAGATTTACAGTCTGTCCCCATTGGCCACTCGGGAACACGCCCATATCTTATTTGCAGTCATCGCTGACTGCCTGTATATTTTATCATCTGAAGTGGCATTTGTCAACCACTTTTTCCACGGATTTTCTCTTTTTCTGTTGTTCTCTATTTTCCTGCGTTTTACCGCAATAAAAGAACTATCTATAACAGCAAAAGACCCCAAAACGTTTTCCGTTTTGAGGTCTTTTTGGAGCTGGTGACAGGAGTTGAACCACCAAACAGCATTCTGACGCTGTAAAACGTCAAATTTTATCCTCTTGCCAGCGCTATTTTTATCTTGAATCGTGTACCATTCTGCGCACTATGCAAGAATGTTGGAAACAAGAGTGTGTTAAAAAGTGTGTTATTTTTCAGAGGTCAAAAGTCGGTCAAAGGCTGCATTCACATCCTCTGCCGCCGCTGCTGCATCGCCGTTCAGGGCGTGGGAGTAAACGCCGAAGGTGTCCATGGTCTGGCTGTGCCCTACCAGCGTTTTCACTTCGCCAGCGGGCAGCGTTTTGACCACCGAAACAAAGCTGTGGCGCAGCTCATAGACAGAGATCGGCGGGATTCCGTTCGATTTGCAATACGCCTGCCAGCGCTTATAATAATACGCTTCACTGACCAGATCGAACACGCTTTCTTGCGCGCCAGTCACTTGCCGCTGCTGTTCCAGCACGGTGCGGGCACGGTCTGACAGAGCAAAACTCCGCACAGCATTCTGGTTCTTGCCCTGTGTCTGTTCGCCCAGGATGTTCACCGCGCGGGAGATATACACCATATTGCCCCGGATATCCGCCCAGCGCAGCCCCAGCAGTTCGCCAGGGCGCAAGCCTGTAAGCAGCTGGAAGCGGTAAGCATGGATATAATCATCGTGCACCCGCTTGCCCCTGTAAAGCGTTGTATCAACGTTCAGCAGGGTAAGCAGGGCAGAGGGCTGCAGCACCGTCTTGCCCTTTGGACGCGCTCCAGCGGGCACGCGCAGCCCTTCAGGATTGAAGGTGGTAAGTTTACGCGCCCGGCAGTATTTGCAGAATGCCCGCATATCTGCGCAGAGGGATTGCAGGGATTTCTTTGCAAGCCCATCCTTATAGGCATCGTTTACAACATCCTGCAAGTCCTGTTCTGTCAGGCTGGTAATGCGCTTCTTGCCGATCGCGGGGAGTATCCGAGTCCTCCATCGGCTTTCCACGTTCCGGCAGTTCCCTGCCCCGGTGGTTTTCTCCAGCGTGGCATACCAGTCTTTATACAGCTCCTCGACCCTGCCGCCGCGCGGATCGGTGCCAGTGTCAAGCCACTGATCAGCCTTTGCATTCGCTTCCCGCTGCCCAGTGCGTCCCGGCGTGGAGCTGTAAAACTGCTTTCTCACGCCGTCTTTCTGCACGGCTATGCGCCAGCGCTGGTATTTTTCTTCCCATTGCGCGGTGTTCGTTCGCTTGTTCATCTGGCTGCCCCCTTTCTATGTCAATGATTGCCCATCAGTGGGTTTTTCCGAAAAATCCGAAAAACCTTGACAGCCGGTTTCCCGCTATCCCCGCCACCTACTGCGCGCTATGCATTAGGTGGTGGGCTTTATTTTTTGTCGGGGTCTGTGGAAGGAAGATTATAGACAAGCCCTTCTAACCGTTCTGCAAGCTCCTTCGTGTATTCGTCATCATCCTGATAAAGTTGCATAAGGGCTTCAAACATAGCATTGTTATAATTTTGCTTAAAACGATTTTTCAAAATTTCTATTTGCCAGTTGATAGCGGTATCTTTACGCCAGTCATCCGGAATCTTTTGAAATGCCCATCGGGCTTTTTGCTTCGCAGGGGTTTCAATCCATATTGCGTCATCATCCCAGCCCTTTGGCACACTGTAATCCTCAGAATAAGGAAACCATGCCCTTAGAAGATCAGGCGAAATATTGTATTTGCTTGCAACAACCGGAATCCACTTTTCTCTAAGCTGTTGTTCAATCAACTTTTTATCCTGAACACCATTCGTTGACTGAAAATTTCCCGTCACTTCATCTGTCGCTATAAGGTTTATCAATTCACCGGCGGCTTTAATCTCTACATTCTCACAAGCATTAGGGTCTAATTCCAATACGGAAGTTCCTAAGGCTGCTGCTATTTTTCGGACGGTTTCTATATCGATTTTACTATCACGCTTTACAGCATTATAAAGCGTTGTATATGGAATGCCGGTTCTTCGGCTCAATTCCTTTAGGGTAATCCCCTTCTCCTTTGCAATTTCACCTATTTTTGTAGCAACGCCCATTTCAAAATCCCCCTTTTAATAAGAGTATACCACACAAAGAAAAAATTCTCAAATAAGTATTGACACAATCCCCAAACTGAAATATAATTGCATTGTGGAATTTACAAAATAGAATTTCACGATACACTTTTACGAAAGGAGAATGAATAATGCGCTTTAGCATTGTAAAAGCAAAAACAGCTTTGCTAGTCAAAGGCAAGACCCAATGCGAACTCGCCAAAAACCTTGAATTGTCCCGCCGTTGGGTGGGTGCTGCATTCAATGGCCGTAACATCAGTGAAAAAACCGCCCGCCACATTGCTGCCGCGCTGGGCGTGCCGCTGGAAGAATTGGTAGAGGAGAGCTGACCATGTACAGAAAATTTCATCGTCTACGGGTGCGCTTCGCAGAACTGGACATGTCGCAAGCAGAAGCAGCCCGGCGGGCAGGCATTCCGCCCAGCACCCTGACTGCGCGAATGACGGGCAGGCTGCCATTCACGGCGCGGGACATCGCAGGTCTGTGCAAAGCCTTGGACATTCCTACAAGTGAGATCGGCGCATACTTTTTTGAAGATGAGCCAAAACCGAAGGCCGGGTGATCTGCTATCCAGTACCTGACCAAGGACAGCAAAAAGCCGCAACACATCGCGTTTCCGAAGTTTTTGATTGATATAGAATTGAGTTTGACGGCAAAGCTGATTTATTCTATTTTGCTTGAACGTGCATTTTTGTCAAAGAAAAACGGCTGGATTGACGAAAGCGGCAGAGTTTTTGTTACTTTTCCAATCGCCCATATTGCAGCGACCACGCATAAGGGAATCACGGCAGTGAAAGACGCGTTGCATGAGCTGGACAGCGCCGGACTGATTGAGCGAAAGCGCAATTTTTCCGCACCGAACACTATTTATGTACTGTTGCCAGACAGCCGGGAAACCGGCCAAACGTCAGCCGGAAAAGCGGCTATCGTTGAGCCGGAAAAGCGGCCTTGTGATGGCCGGGAAAACGGACGAAGGACAGCCGGAAAACCGGCACCTAGTAACAAGAATACTAATAACAAGAGCAGCAGTAACAAAAAGAGAGTGGAACTTGCCCGTCAGAGCTACGGCAGCTATGGCAATGTTTTTCTGACCGATGCGGAGTATCAGAAGTTGAGCGCAGATATTCCATATCTGGACAACCTGATAGAACAGTTGTCCGCTTACATGGAGAGCACCGGGAAGAAGTACAAGAGCCATGCAGCTACCCTGCGCGTGTGGGCTGCACGAGATCGAAACCAGCAGAAGCCCCGCAGCAGCGGGATGCCTGATTACTCATTCAAGGAAGGGGAGAGCCTTTGAACCACACCATGAACGCCCTTTCTGCACTCTTGCAGCGCAACGAGGGGGAAGCCAAAGCGGATGATTACACCGGGGAAGATGGCCTGCTGCATTGCGGCAAATGCCATGCGCCCAGGCAGATGCGTGCCCCGGATTACATCCGCAAGACCACGGGAGAAGCCGTTGTGTGGATTCCGTGCGACTGTGAAGCAAACGAGCGCGCCACCCTGCGGCAGCAGCGCGAACAGGAACGGCGCGAGCAACAGCTCCGTACACTCAAAGTAAACGGCTTTTCGGATGTTTCAATGGAGAGCTGGAATTTTCGGAACGACAATGGACGGAACCCGCAGATGGGATATGCCCGGAACTACGTCACACAGTGGCGGGACTTTGAGCGCGAAAATATCGGCTTGCTGCTGTGGGGCAAGGTGGGCACCGGCAAGAGTTTTTTTGCCGGGTGCATCGCAAATGCGCTGATGGAGCAGGGCACAGCCGTCTGCATGACGAACTTTAGCCGGATTGTGAACGACCTGAACGGGCGCGGGAGCAACCGGAACGATGTTATAGATCGCCTGTGCAGCTATCCGCTTCTTATCATTGACGACTTCGGCATCGAGCGAGAGACGGACTACACGTTGGAACAGATTTACAACATCGTAGACAGCCGATACCGCAATCAGCGCCCGCTCATCGTCACAACAAACCTTGCACTGGGCGAGCTGAAAGACCCGCAGGACGTTGCCCACGCCCGCATTTATGACCGCCTGTTGGAAATGTGCGTCCCCATCTGTTTTACCGGAGAGAACTTCCGGCGGCAGGCAGCAGCGCAGAAAATGGCGAAAATGCAAGCACTGATGAAAGGTGCAGCACAATGAAACAGCGTATTTGTCCGCTGGACGGGAAGCCTTGTGAAAAGAGCTGCCCCGACCGATACCCGAATGACCCGCGCGGCGGGTGCATCCTTGTTGCTATGCATGATGTGAGCGAAGATCACAACGCCAAACGTGAGGGGGTGATTTTGTGAACGACACACAGGTAAACCGTGACCGCTATGTTGAGGCAATCACCAAGTTGCTGGAAAAGGCAGACCTACGCAAACTGCGCCTGATCTGGATCTATGTGGAGCGCATGACCCGCACCAACTAAGCCGACCCGCTCAAAAAAGAGCGCGTTGATATTTTGATCGTGCCCAGTACGGGCACAGGAAGGATTTTACCATGAACGAAATGAAGCATTTTTTCAACACCTCCAGCGTTGGCACCATCAGCGAGTGCCTGAACGGCGAGAAGCTGCTGAACGCATCCCGCGATGCAAAGGGCAACACCCTGCTGACCTTTGAGAGCGCCTATGAGGGCTACTCTGATCTGCTGACCATCATGCCGGACGGCTCTGTGATCGGCACATTCATCTGTGACGAGGAGCAGCGGCCCCAGACCGTCAACGACAACCCGACCATGACGGACGTGGCCACGCTGCTGGAAGACAAGAAGCTGAGCCTTATGTGCAGCACCAGCGGCATGGAAGCAGAGGACCCTAGCGAGGGCATGGAGCTGACTTTCCTTGACTACAAGGGCAAGAACCCGGACACCCTGCTCCGTATCACTCCCGCACTGGTTGACGGCACGCCCATCATCAAGGTGGAAACCCAGAGCCTGAACCAGCAGTAAGCCAAGACCGCCGACAAACAACGAAGCCGCCTTTCCCTGCGCCAACAGGGACGGGCGGCAAATAGGCGGTATTGCTTGCAGGCTGTACCGCCCTCATTGTAACAGAAAAGAGAGGGATTTTCAATGTTTGGCTACACAGCTTATCAATTTTCTTGTGTCGCCCCTGTGGCGCTGATGTTCTTCGTGGGTGCCGCTGTGATGTGGTTCAGCGGCATCCGGTAAGGGGGGTGCAACATGACGAGAGAAGAATCTTTAGAAGCCCTGTGCGTGGCTTTTGAGAAGCTGGACGAGGACGAACAGCGAGAGATGATCCGGCTTATTGAGCAGATGAAGCGTGCCCATACTTTTGGTCTGGACGTCCGTTTTGACGAGCACACTTTCACTTTCTTTATCGCGGATGCAGCGACCAACACCGTTGTTGCCCCGCCGCCGATGAATATTCCTACCGTGGAAGCATGGCTGGACGACTACGAGAAAGAAGAAACCGAAGAATGACATTGCAAGGCCGAATTCTTGCAGTTAAGTCCGTTTTATGGTACAATAGCAGCGTGATACAGACGCTCTTTTGACCTATTACGAAGAGTAAAATTTAACGGTGGTGCGTTGAGTGCATAGCACCACCCCCACCCCTGAGAGCGTATGACGGCCCAGCAAGCCGCTGTGCGCTCTTTTTATTTGCCGGAGGTCATTCTATACCATGACGAAAACGAAGCTCAAGAAGTGCCCTGTATGCGGCGCTGTGCTGTGGCATTTTGCCAATGAAAGCCGCTGCCTTGAATGTGCAGCATGGGAAGCCCAGGACGAAAAGGAACGGGCCCGCGTCCGTACTCTGGCATGGGCTGCATATCATCTGGAACACGGCGAACGGCTGTCACTGGGCGAAGCTGCTGTGATGGCTGATGCTATGGGCATGAGCTACGGCGCATACAGTTTACAGTTGTCCCAGCAGAAACGCAATGTAGCAACAAATTGATATTGCATAGCATTATATTTGCATTTTACAACAGAATGTGGTATACTGACCATAGCAGGCGGATTATAGCGCCGTCCGGCTCCTGACTGCTCTTTGCTGCACGGTCTGGCTGTGGGTGTGCCATGACCCACGATCAGAGCGCCCAGCATTGCAGGAGCGGACATACCCCTTGCACTGGGCTTTTCTTTTCCCCGGTGCACCATGCGCGGCATAAGGTTTGCCGCCTGCTGCTTTTTACGCCTACTCATGCGGAATAATGAGGTGCTATCAATGGAAAATCCCAACCCTACCCCCAGCGCCGCCCAGCAGGCCGAAAATAACGGCTCTGAGCGGATGTTTACCCAAGACGAAGTAAACACCATCGTTGCCGATCGGCTTGCCCGTGAGCGCTCCAAGAGTGCCGAGCGCGTGGGCGACCTTGACGCACGAGAAAAAGATCTGAAAGCCCGCGAGGAAGCGTTGGAAGCCAAAAGCCAGCGTTTCAACCAGTGGGAAGCCCGGGAAGCCTGCAAGCAGTATCTGACTGATAACCATATCAGCGCGGCGCTGCTGGATAAGCTGGACACCAGCGACCCGGAAGCGTTCAAGACCGCTGTAAAGGCGGTGCAGAGCGTCACCGGCAACGGGTTCACCGTCACTAAGACGACCACCGGCGCAAAGGTGGACACCCCGCCGACCTGGCTTTCCCAGGGTAAAGACAAAGACGCTGAGTTGAAGCGGGCTTTCGGTCTGAACAACTGAAAGAGGATCTATAAATGGCTATTGAGTTAGCGACCCAGTTCCAAGCATATACAGACGAACAGTTTTACTCCGAGAGCAAGACCAGCCTTGTAACCAACAAGGATTTCAGCTTTGACGGTGCAAAGACCATCAAGCTGTACAAGATGCAGTCCACCGAGATGGAGGACTTCAACCGCAACGGCCCCATTCTCGAGGGAAACAAGAGCCAGTACGGCACGATCAGCACCCTGCAGGCCACCACCGAGACATTCACGATCAACAAAGATCGTTCGTTCACTTTCGAGGTGGACAAGATGGACACGGACGAAACCAAGATGCAGGTTGCAGCCGCCAGCGCTCTGGCACGCCAGCAGCGTGAGAAGGTGTTCCCGGAGATCGACTCCTATGTTTACAGCGTGATGGCAGCAAATGCAGGCATTAAGCCGGAAGCCGCAGCCCTGACCGCTGAAAACATCTATACGCAGATCATCACGGCAAATGCCCAGATGGATGATGCAGAAGTGCCCGCATCTGACCGCGTGCTCATTCTGACCCCGACCACCTACACGCTCCTGAAGCAGTCCAATGCCACCTTCGACAATCAGGACATCGGTGCAGAACTGCGCAAAAAGGGCGTTATTGCCCAGCTGGACGGCCTGAACGTGGTCAAGATCGCGTCTAACCGCCTGCCCGCGAAGTTTGGCTTCATGATCGCGCATCCCGTGGCTACCGTGGCCCCGGTCAAGCTGGCAGAGTACAAGATTCACCTTGACCCGCCTTTCCTGTCCGGCAGTCTGGTAGAGGGCCGTATTTACTACGACGCGTTTGTTCTGGAAAACAAGGCAAAGGCTATCTATTATCAGGCAATCGCCTGATATGGCATCATCTGGGCGCATGGGGCAACCTGTGCGCCCTTTTTGTATCGAGGTGAGTATATTTGAAGATCAAACTTTCAACTCCCGCAGAGGTACGCCGCACGCTGTCCAAGATCGCAAATATGCTGCTGAATAACCAGATCGACCCGCAGCGGGCAACAGCTATCACAAATTGCTGCAACAGCGTTCTAAACTGCATCCGCATTGACGAACAGCAGAAGAAGCTGGCAGAGCTGGAAAAGCTGCTGAACGAGGTGGAAGCGAATGGAGCTTGACCGACTGGAAAAGCGCATCCGGGCACTACAGGCCCGGAAAGCGGCCAGAGCTGCCACGTTCGAGCGCGTGCAGGGTATCGACCCCACCGAGCACGAAGCGGCTGTGTACCACGCTATCCACGCGGATATAGAAGCCGATGCACACACCTACTACAATCTTCCCGGTGGGCGCGGCTCCTGCAAATCGTCCTTTGTGTCGTTGGAGATCGTGGACGGCATCCAGAAAGACCCCACGGGAAACGGCTCTGCTGTGGTGTTCAGGCGGTGGGGCAGTACCTTGAGGGAATCCGTGTTTGCACAAATCCAATGGGCTATTGACGCGCTGGGCGTGTCTGACCTGTGGAGCTGCACCGTGTCCCCTATGCGCTGCACCTACCTTCCCACCGGCGCACAGATCATCTTCCGAGGGCTGGACGATAACAGCAAGATCAAATCTATCAAGCCTGCAAAGGGCTTTTTCCGGTGGGTGTGGTTCGAAGAATTTTCCGAGCTGCCCGGAGAAAACTTTGTCCGCAGCGTGATGCAGTCCGTAGGCCGTGGCGGTAAGCCTGTGGTGTTCCGCAGCTTCAACCCGCCTGTGTCCCTGAACAACTGGGCAAATAAGTTCATCCAGCAGCCCAACGAGGAAGCATTGACCCTGCACACGGATTACACCCAGGTGCCGCCTGAATGGCTGGGAGAGGTGTTTCTGAACGAAGCGCAGCGCATCCAAGCTCTGAATCCCAAAGTGTACAATCATGAGTATCTGGGCATCCCTACCGGCAGCGGCGGCGAGGTGTTCACCACGCTGGAAGTGCGAGAGATCGCGGACGAAGAGCTTGCAATGCAGTGTTACCGCTATGTGGGCGTTGACTTCGGTTTTGCGTCTGACCCTGCCGCTGTTGTGGCGCTGTTCTATGACCGCAGCACCGAAACCATCTATTTTGCGGATGAGATTTACAAGCGCGGCCTGTCGAATGAGGCCCTTGCCGCTGAGATCAGGGCGCACAGCCTTGACCATGTGGGAGAAACCAGAAAGAACCCCATCACAGGCGCAGAAACGGCCCCGGAACAGGTTATTTACTGCGACTGTGCCGAACCCAAGAGCATTACAGACCTACGCACATACGGCTTGCAGGCCCGGCCCTGTACCAAGCGCCCCGGCTGTGTGAACTACCGCATCAAGTGGCTGCAAAAGCGGACGCTTGTAGTTGACCCCAAACGCACACCCAACATCTACCGTGAGTTTTCACAATATGAGTACGACACGGACAAGGACGGCAATTTTCTGCCCAGTGTGCCAGATCGGGACAATCACACCATCGACAGCGTTGCATACAGCCTTGACCGTCTTATTTTCAACAAGAACGAAGGAGCGTAAAACCATGCTGGAAATGCATCTGACCTGCCCGAACTGTGGAAAGACCTTTGTTGTGTATGACTGGCAGCTATGGCGAGACAGCGAGGAAAACGAGAGCTTTCAATGCCCCTGCTGCCATACTGCCCCGGATGAAGAAGCCTGTTACCGCCTGAAAGATGGCTTTTTGGAGCTGTGCGACGTTGACCGGCATTGGAACCACGACAAAGAGAGCGCACCGCTGCCGCCTGAAAAACAGAGCTGGCATATCGAGGTAAAACCGGGCTGATAACACACCAAAAAGCAAAAGTGTGTTAAATAGTGTGTTATGGCAAAAGAAAAGAGCCTAGATTTTAACGAATCTAGGCTCTTTTTGATGGAGCTGGTGACAGGAGTTGAACCTGCAACCCACTGATTACAAATCAGTTGCGCTGCCATTGCGCCACACCAGCATCGGTTACCTAGATAGTATACCACCAGCGGGCGGGTTTGGCAAGGCTTGATTTCTGATTCTACGG